CATGGCGTGATCCCCAGGAACTTTGCTTTTGATTAACTGACCTCCGTACATGTCGCCCATGTGTCGCACATAAATGTGAGCCAACAACTCTTGCTTGTCCAGCGTGTAGATGTAGTTCACGTAAGCTGCAACAGTTTTGGATGGGTAGGCTGTGTTCGCACCAAGCATGGCCTCCATGTCTTGTCGAATGAGCGGTGCGCGGTGCAATCCAGGCAACGTATCAAACAAGCCAAACTCATCGGCCCGTCTTTCTATCGCTGCATAGATGCGCCACAGCTTAGCCAAGTAGTTTCCATATTGGCTATTGGTAATGTTGCCAGACAGCAGCACTTGGGCAAAGGGGTGAACCTCCGCCAAGTGGTGCTTATCAGCAATGGCTTCGCGTAGGCTCATCAAACAGGCTTGGTGGGGCGAACAATCTCAGACGGGTCGGTAATATTTGCATACACCGTAGTCATGTCGCGCAGTTCCTGCCGGTACTGTGCCCAAGCCAATTTTTTTTCAGCCGAGAAAGGGGCGTCAGCCATTTGCGTCCAGTCGGAAGCAGATAATTCAAAGTTTCGGCCACGGCGCACCCACATATCGAGCTTTTCAGCCTGGGTCATGGCAACCGTCGTGATGTCCAATCGAACAATGCCGTCTTCATGCAAGCTGTAGCCAGTGTCACCGGTTGCATGACTGCCCACCGGTACCATAGGTGGCTCAAACTTAACGAGATGGTTTTGCTCTAAAAAGTCGTCTGTTATTTCAGACAACCCAAAAGCATCCAGCAAGTTGTCTTCCATTAGAGGGTGGTCTACTGGGTTGCCACTCACGACTTTGATATACAAGTTCATTTTGAATTCCAATTAAATTGCTCGGACTGTTTGGTTAGTTGTGAGAGTGAGCGGGAATGAGCGACCCGCTCCCCAGATAATGCGAACTCCGCCTTGCCCGCCTTTTCCGCCAGAACTGGTCCAGCTGTCACCCTGACCACCGCCACCGCCACCGTATGCACCACCTGTGAGGCCGCCGTTACCGTCCTCACCAGAACTAGACCAAGGGTTTTCGCCATACATGCCCCGGTCACCTTGACCAATTGCAGGGTTCCCACGGGTCATGCCCCAGGTCCAATTTCCGCTGCCGGGACCATTCCATGAGCCAGGGCCACCCGCGCCGTGATCTTGCCCGCTGGTTTGCCAAGGACTGAGCCCTTTAATGCCGCTGTTGCCCTGCCCCAGCAACCCCACGCCGCCGCCAGAAGAGTAGCCATACGTGCTGCTGTAAATGCCACCGCCAGCACCACCGCCGCCGTTACCGTTTTGGTTGCTACCACCCCCATTGCCCGCATAGCCACCAGCGCCAGAACCAGCGTTATAAGCATTGGTGCTGTCGCCACCCGCGCCGCCGCCATCGCCCACCCAGCCGCCACCAGTCGCGCCGTTTGCATTTGGCCCACCAGTACCAGTGACGCTACGATGCCCGCCGCCGTAACCGCAAACCACACCCAGACTAATAAAGTAAGAGTTGCCTCCCCTCAAGCCCAGGTTGCCAAAACTGTGACTTGTGCCCCCAGCCCCAACGACGACCGTGTAAGTAGTTCCGGCTACGACAGGGATATTGTTTTTCCAGCCCAAGCCGCCGCCGCCGCCGCCGCTAGCACTGGAGTTGTAGATTTTCGGACCATTGCCGCCGCCGCCAACCGCAACAGCGCTAACTGATGTGACCTCAGTGGGACATACCCAGGAGAAAGTACCCGTGCCTACGTTTGTGCCAAATAAAGTCTGACCTTGCGTTTGAAAGTAAACATGCGCCCAAGTGAAACTTTTGCTAGTCACAAACGAACCGTTGGTGGCGGTAACCGTAAATGAGAAGGTGACGGTGGTGGTGCTTTCAGCAGGCGCTGTACCCGTTATCAAACCGTTCGACCCCAGTGTCGCCCAGGTAGGTAGCGCGCCATCTGTAATCACGTGAGTCGTGCCCGTAGGTGAGGCTTGGGCAAACGCCGAGCTAAACGCCACGGCGGGCGAGACCGCAGTGGGCGCAACCGCTGAGCTGAAATAAGGGAAGGCTGCACTGCTCACCAAGGATATGGGCAAGCTCACCGTCACATTGCCGCTGCTCACCGTCAAGGTCATGGCATAAGTGCCAGCGGTCACGCTGCTTGATGACGACAAGGTGGCCGTGTAGCCATTGGCAGTTACAGACACGCCAGCTGGCGCTCCGGTCAATGACCAGCTCAAATTCCCCGAACCCGACACCAAGGACACCCGGTAGGGTTGCGTCGGAACCGTCTGAGTTGGATTTACAAAAATGGTGGATGCACCCAAAATTTTATTCAGGGATGCGCCCACTGAGTCAGTTTTTGTATCGACATACCCCTTCACCGCAGCTTCGGTCGGTATTGCCAAGTTAGAGTTACCTGACAGGGTAACGTCCGACGAAAACTCGTTAATGGTTTCGCCCAACTGAGCGCCAATGGAGCCAAGTTTTAATGAGGTAAGGCCAGACAAGTCAAAGGCCGATGCGTTCAGAGTAGCCCGACCCGTGGCTTGATCAATCCTGAAATACTCACCTACCCTGAAGTTGCCGTCTTGGTCAGTTGACACGTAGTAGCAGCGGCCAGGAAACACTTCCTCAGTTTCATTGCCTTGAGCTGCTGGTTGGGTTGGCCTGCCTGGGTAGTTGGTGGTAACAAAACCACCTGTACCAATGCTCAAAAAGTCATGTCCAGTCAAACGAATTTGACTGTAGTGATACCGCAAAGTAACACCTGCCCCATCAGCAGAACCTGTTGGCTTTTCTTGCGCCAAAACTAAGGCCAGAACGCTTAGGCTGTCAACATAAGTGCCCGACACGCTTTGGATAACATAAGAGTACGTGTCGTCTGAAAGCTGCAAGGAAACCCCTGGCTTGGGGACTTCTGAGAAACCAGTAGCCATCAACAGGAAGCCTTGCTGGCCTTCCAGTGCGCCTTGAGCAACAGTGCCTTGACCACCGCTGGTAAAAGTCAGCTCGTCGCCTTGAGTAAACGTGCCAGTGACGTCTTTGACGTACAGCTTGTTGGCTGAAAACTGAGCGTTGGTGACAACAGCCGATCCGCCTGAACTGTTGCTTACAGTGTCCCCTACAACAATGCTGCCGCCGCCATACAAGAAGTTAAGCTGTTGGCCTACCAGCGTGCCTGTGATTGGTGGCTCAGCCTCGTCAAAGCCGCGTGCAAACACGCCCCAAGTGCCATAAGAGTTGTTGCCATTCAGCGCACGAATGCTACCGCCACCACTGCAAGAGTAGCCAAAGTAGCAGTAGTAGGTAAAGCAAGAAACAATTTCAGACTTGCCTGCGTCTTTACACCAGATACCCACGCCATTGTCTTGGATCACCGTGTATGCATGAAAGATGATGGTTCTGTAACCAGTATCATGAACAGAGCCGTCTACCAAAGCACCAATGCCGCCAGATCCAATTGACGAACATTCAATCACGTAAGGTGATTTGGTTGTGACTGGGACTGCTGGATCAAAGCGCACGTACACCGCTTTAATAACCGAAGTCGTAATGTCTTTGGCTTCAGCGCCAGGAACCCACCCAGTCAAGCCCTTAAAAGTCATTTTGTTCAAAAGGGCACCGTTGCCCAACAAGAACATGCTTGACTCGAAGTTTGGAACTAGGCCCGTGTCGTCATTGCCTTCTTTGGGACCAATGATGGTTGTGCGCTGGGTGTCTCCCACAATTGCCACACCTGCGGGAACAGTAATAGGCAGCTGTTCCAGGTAGTTGCCCGAAGCAACAAAAATGGTAGTCCCCGCAATCGCCAGCGAGCAAGCGTACTTAAGAGAAGCAAGAGGGGCAGCTTGGTTTGTGCCGCGACCGGGAGTATCAATACCATTAACGGCCACGTACAGACGATGTGCAGACAGCGTTGCAGCAGCCAGCTCAAAGCCACTGCCGTCTGCCTTTACAGTCAGGGATTTGCCAAGATCAAGCAGCGCGTTGATGGGAGGGAAAACATCACCCGCCCCCACTGCAAACAGTTGCCACAAGTCTACGTCTGCGGTGAACGTCCCGGATGATTCGTGATCTTGAATAGCAAGGTAAGCCGAGCCGCCACTTCGCACCACATCATTGACACGGTAAAAAGTAGCGGCTGTCCACTGGTCACGCCAGTTGATTCCCCCGCTGAACTTTTGCCATTTATTTGCACCAAGATCGGTTGCAAAAACACCAGACGCATGTACCGATGTGCAGATAAAAGTGTTACCGCCGTAGGCAACAACGTCGTTGACAAAGTATTGAACCAGTTCGCTCCAGTCTCCCCTGGAGCGAATGCCTTCAGTCATCAAACTCCAACTAGAAGCTACGGTAGGCAAGTTTCCTGCGGTATCACCCAGAGACCTGTACAAGTTTGCGCCGTAAGACACCAAATCACCTGCCACATAGGTAGCAACTTCGTCGTACACGCCTTTAGGAGCAATGC